CTCATATCTTCTCTCGCTTCTCAGAAAATCCGGTCGGGGGCATGGCAGCACCCCCGACCCTAACCATATCTGGCCTGCCTCAGCAGCGCCCAGGGCGCGGCGACCCATTCATCACTGACCGCATCACAACAAGCTATGTTTGTCTCTGCCAGACGTCCAACCACCTTTCGTGAGGTAGGGTATTTCCACCAATCGGAGGCGGGTCGTCGCGCCCTGGGCGGGGCTGAAACTGCTACTCCCAGTGGTCGAGCATCGTGTTCGCCACCGTCAATACCATCTTCTCTGCTTCCGGCCCGGCGTCGCGGGCGCGGTCTATGAGTTTGGCCCAGCGGCGGGGGATGACCGCCTGTGGCATGGTTAGCCCCAACTGCGCCGTGAATATCTCCGGCGTCACCTGTAGGACCTCGATAAGCTGCGGGAAGCGTTGGCGGTAGGGCCTGTTCAGGCCGGATAGCCAGTTATAGACCGTCGCGTCCACCACCCCGACGGCTTCTGCCAGCGCCGGGGCGGTCAGGCCCAGGCAGCCCATCCGCCAGGCCAGCCAGCGCTGGAACTCAAGCGGGGCCTCTACCTGCCGGTCCGGGTCACTGCCGTTGTTGCCGTTCAACATCTGTCCTTCTTTCCCTCAGAGAGATGAGGTTGCTGGGGCCGTCTTCGGCAGCGCCCCAGCTTTTAAAGTTCCCCGCCGAAGAGGGGGGGGAGAGTCACTTTCGATGCACGGCCTGCTAACTTACTCGCTGCCATCCCATTCCCGGATACGCCGGGCCTGCTCTCCATCGGGATCGTGGATCGACCAGGACTTGAACCCGAACCTCATTGGGGGTTATGACCCTTCCCAATGCGCTCTCCCCTTGAGCTATCGACCCATAGAGCGGAGGTGGGATTTGCACCCACGACCTCGTGGTTATGAGCCACGCGAGCTGCTACTGCTCTACTCCGCCATGTTCTGTTCCCCGCCTCAGAGGGCCGCCCGGTTCGGTCTACACCCCGTATCCCTGCGACCGGGGCAGCCCTCTCTGCAAAAAAGGAGTCGGTGCGGTAGTCGGTCACTCGTCCGCGCCGGAAAAGAGAGGGGCCGGGGCGCCTCCCCTTCCCGCCGGGGGCGAATAATTCCGTTTCAGGACCAGCTTCTCACGCCGCACCTGCCCGCATAAGGGGCATCGTCTGAACAGGTAGTGCGTCTCCCCGTCAAAGCGCGTAATTTCCGCCGGGTAGAACTGGTGCACACACTTCCTGCGCTCCTCCTGCTGACCGCTGAAAGCTGATGGCTGACTGCTCTCCATCACGCTGCCCGCCGCGCCGCGTAGACGGCCTGCCAGGCTGCCGCCGGAGGTGCGCCCAGCCGGGCCTCAAACTGAGTCGCCAATAGCTGCCCCGTCACGCAGTGGATGTCCTCCAACGCCTGCCGCCCGGAGGGGCGTTCGCTGGCCCGCATCGAGCAGACCATCAGGGCCGCCCACACGCCCCAGGGGGCAGAGGACCACAGCGCCGACTTCAGATCGTCTACCGCCTCGCGCTGGCGGGCCGTCAGCGGGGCGTAAGAGTCGGCGTACATGTAGATCGCCCGCCGCAGGCCGTCCAGGGGGTCTTTCACAGCTTCCTCCGGTTCGTTCTCTTCATCGCCTGTGCCGCCTTCCGCTTGCGCTTGTTCTTCTGCCTGTTCCGGCGCATCTTCGCGTTCTGCGCCGTCTTCTGTTGGGTGTAGCCCGCCCGGTGGCTGGCGAAAAGGCCGGGGAGCATCTATTCCGCCTCGGCGATCTGCTTCAGGCCGTTGGACGACTGAGACGGCACAAACATCCTCATTTGCACCGGCGCTTTCAAGCAGTGCGGGGAAAACCACACGACCTCGCGGTGGCGGTTGTCGTTACCGATATGCGCCATCCCTCTGTTTCCGCTGTAGGAAAGCCTCTCCCAGTCGTCGGGCATGGCCTCTTCGTGCTCCAGGTCGTAGCCGCACAGCGCGATCCGGTAGCGCGGGTTATCGCCCTTACTGATTGCCCATTCCCGCGCGGCGTGGGCGACGGTCAGGTCTTCCTCAGCATAAGTTGAATTATCACGTCCGGCCTCGGCGCTGTAGGGCGGGTCAAGGAAGACCGCCGTCGTGCCGTTGTTTTCGGTTACGCTGAATGTCACCACTCGCGCCCAGTCCCCGCAGCACACCCGCACCCGGCGTAGGCGGGCCGCCAACGTCTCAAAGTAAGCGGGCAAGCCGCTGATGGACCCTCGCTTCACACCTTGCCCGGCGTCGCCCAGGTGGAGCAGTTTCCGCGTCACACCTTTCCCGGCGTCGCCCAGGTGGAGCAGTTTCCGCGTCACACCTTTCCCGGCGTCGCCGTTCTCCAGCCGCCCGTCCACGGCCTGCCAGGGGCCGTCACCCGAACAGAAGCCGCCGCCGATCCACAGCGACAGGCCCCAGACCCACCAGCCCGCGATCTTCGGGTCATAGTAATCCGGGTCGCCTTCCAGTTGGGCTATAAAGTCAGTCTCAAATTTCTGGCGCACGAGCCAGGCGTGCCGGGCGTGTAAATCGTTCTCATTGGCAGGCCAGTCGGCATAGCCCGCTACCGCCGCCGGGTCGTCCTGCAAGGCCCGCCAGAAGTTGGCGACCATGCCGTCTTTATCGTTGACGGTTTCGATATACCCGGCTCCGGGCGTCCACTCCGGGCGGGCCAGCAAACACGCGCCGGAACCGAAAAACGGCTCAACGTAGTTGCCCACGTCCGGGCCTAACCGCCGCCAGACTTCCGGTGCGATCTTCGACTTCCCGCCGAAATAAGGAAAGGGCGCTTTCATCCCGCCGCCTCTTCCTCTCTCTGCCACTCAGCCCATTCATCGTTCATCGCCCGCAGATGCTCAATAAGGCCCGCAATATCGGCCTGCGGCACGTACAGAGCCGCCAGGACCACCAGGCCATGATGCTGGGTCAGGGCCAACCCGCCCCGACCGTCCGGCTGGGCTTTCAGGGCCAGGACGATGCGGTTGTCCGCGTCGCGCCGCGTCGAGAGGAGCAGGATGCTTTCACGGATCATGATGCTACTCTTCCCATCTCTGAACCGCAGTAGGCACAGACCCCTCTTTCCACGTTGATCAACATATCCTCGCACACGTCCGGGAAAGCAGGAGCTACTCTGATCCACACTCTGGTTGTGCCAATCTGGTCTACTGTCTGAGCAGCCTTCCCGCGTGGAAGATTGTCGAAGCTGATTTCCACATTGAAATCAGAGGTCTGCTCCACGACGCCATAGCCGAAGCGGGAGTGATATATCCTCTCCCCGGTGACCAGATAGGGTTGTTCGTGCCGAGTGATGTCAGCCACCCGCCACCTCCAGCGACCCGACCTCGCCCCGTTCCACGCGGGGCAGATATTCCTCAGTCGCCAGCCGGATCAGTTCCCCGTCCGTGACCCCTAATTGGCGGGCCGCCTGACGGACGCGGCGGCGATGCTCCGGCGTGCAGCGCACACGGGGCAGCGAGTCGGTCAGTTTCTTGTCCACAGGTAAATGTCGAGCCATTTTCGCATCCGATGAAAAGCATGTTCTGATATAAAGCAGTGTATCCCTTTTTTGAAACAATGTCAACCCGATTAAACGCATGTTCTGAAGAGACGCACAGGTAAAGGTAGGGCGTGATACACTTGTGCCATGAAACTTGGAGCGCTCATCAAGCGCTATAGGGCCGATCATCGTATCTCACAGCGCGATTTGTCTGACCGTCTTACCGAACAGGGCTATAACGTCCCTGCACCGACAATCGCAGGGTGGGAACTTGGGAAGCGTTCGAGCGAGACTGACTGGAACTCAGACTTTCTGGTCGCCCTTGAACGCGCCCTCGACCTTGCCCCCGGTACGCTCTTTATTGACCTCGGCTTCTCCAACGGCGCCCCCGCCGAGCTGGACCCCGAAGCGGTCATGATCGCCCGTGAACTCTCAGACATCGCCAGCGACGAGAAGCGCCAGCGCCTCTACGACGCCATCCGCGCCAGGCCAGGTTCGCGCCTGGCGGTTCCCTTTTTCCCCACCCCGTGACGGCAGTGACAGCTACCGTCACAGATAAGACCACTTGTTCTATCTCAGTATAATCAGGACTTTTCCCCCGCGCAAGGCCCTGCCGCCCCTGCCCGGTATGAATCCGGTTAGAGTTTCCGGCCCTGTGACGCAAAAATAGAACACAGGGTTAATTTCCCGAAATCGGGCGAATTGCCCTGTTTTGCTATTGACATGCTCCCGTATTCGGGATATAATTAGGTATAAGTTGAGAGCAAACAGACACACACAAAGGACCAACGATGAAGGTACAACTGACAACTAAGGGGAACACGGAAATAACCTACGACGTAAGGACAGAGAGAGCATACGAGGCTTCGATTAAGGCGCTCGGAACCATCGTTAAGACCGCGACCTCTGGCTACAACAAGAGGATGTGGGTTGAGGGCGATAAGGTTGCTGAGGCTAAGGCCATCGACAAGAACAAGCCAGCTTATCGTCGCCCAGCGGCCCCTCGTCGTAACGACACCCTGAGTGGCTGGACGGAAGACCAGGAAGACGGGATCGCCCCCCTGCCCAAGCCCTTTGACAGCGCCCAGGCAGAACAGAGCAAGCAGGAAGCCCGCGAGACCATTGCGGACGCAGAAGTATGGGCATTTGTAGATGCCTGCGCGAAACTGGTTAGCAACTACAATCACGAAATTCGCTTCCCCAACCTGATTGATGGCAGCCCGATTGACGAACTCATTAAGGGATGGGTGGCAGCACTCTAAGCCGAAACGCCCTGCGGGGCGTCACCCTGGGGCGATGCCCAGGGTCTGATGACGGCAGTCACCACGAACGAAAGGGACGAACGATGGAAATTGTCAACTTGACCTCCCTGCAACAAAGGCAGGCCGTAGGCGGTACTTATGCTGAGATCACCTACGCGGATGTCACCTCCCAATACCAAATCAATCTCAAGGACAGCAGCAGAGATGACTACATAAATGAGTGGTCCGAGATTTGCGACACCTCGCTTGCCGAGGCCGTCAAACTTGCAGAGGGCCTGCTGCTCGATTACGACGATGACAACAGGGTGATGGTAGTTGATGTTAATCGCAGGGATGTACCCGACTTTACCCCTCTCTATGCCGTCCTGACCACCTCCGAGGTGGCCGAACTCTACGGCCTGGACGACTCCACGCCCAAGAAAGCGGCGCAGGAAGGGGCCATCCCCGCCCGCAAAAGCGGCGGGACCTGGCTCATCCGGCGCGAGGACGCTGAGGCGAGATGGGGGAAGCGCAAGTAATCGTAACTCGCGCCCAACTACAAGGCCCGCATTTAGCGGGCCTCCTTTTTGACCGGCAGCCATCCGTGCTACAATCGGGGCATGGACCATTTCTTCACGCCCCCGCCGACGCCTACGCCGCACCGCCTATCGCCAGGATCGACGCCTTGCGGGAGGTCTACGCCGCCGCCTACCGCCAGGGTTATCAGGACGGCCTGAAGGCCCGGATCATGCGTGCGCGATCCGGGCCTCGACAAAGAAGGAAGAACCTACGCCGCCCGACGCAGTTCTCCGCCGTACTCCCGTCCCCCCTTGAAGGCCAGGAACTCGTCCGCCGCCGCGTCTGAACCGGGCGGTTCGGCTTCGGGGCCGAACTTCGGGAGAATCCAGCCTACCTTTTTGAAGATTTCGTAAATCGCTTTCCCGGACGGCGCGACTGAAAGCCAGAGCAGGAAAGCGCCCATCAGCATAGCGACGGCTTCATTAGCCTGGCTCTCCAGGTTTCCCTGCCCGATGAAGCTCAGGATATAGACGATGACCACCAGGACCGCCCCCACGCGGGAGGCGATCACCCCGGCGGTCCCGTCGCTGATCCAGCCGCGTTCTTTCGCAAACTGGGTCGCCTGCACGACCAAGAGGCCGATGATCAGGACCGTGAACAGCAGGAAGGCGAAGGCCGCCACCAGGTCCACGTTCCCCAGAATGTTCCCCAGGAAGGGGAAGAGCATCACTAACAGTTCGATCAGAGTCATGAGATTGTTCCTTTTCCTTTACTTCTATTGATAGTAAGAATGTTGATACCCCTGCCACCAGCGGGCGGGTGCGCCATACCAGTCGAACTCGTTCCACCCGCCATGATTGCCCAGTACAAAGATCCCCGCCCACGCCCCGTAACGGCGAAGGATGATGTCAATCGCCAGAATATAAGCGTAGGCCAGCTGCTCATCAGTCAGCGTATCCTGCGCGGCGATTTCCGCGATGTAGGCGCGGGTGGCGGGGGGAAACTCCGCGCTGACCGCCTGCTCCCGCAGGAAGCGGACGGCATCATCATGCCACCTGGCTCTCCAGAGCGGTGCCCAGCTTTTCCATCCCCTGGCAACGCCTCCGCACCACTCACTGACCGGCGGCCCCGTGCCCACGAAGTCGGCCCCCGCCTCGTCGATCAGGATGATCGGGTCATACGGGATGTTGATAAACCGCCCCACCAGATGCGCCTCTTCAGTATGGCGCAGGTCAAAGACCTCCACGTCGTTCGCGGCAAAGGCGGCGTTCTGCGCTTCGCCCCGCCACAGCAGCGGCACGCAGCCCCCGTACTCGTGGACGAGCACCGGGTGACCGTGTTCAGAGGCATACCTGAACATCTCATCAAACAGCGGGTAGATCGGATAATCCGGCGTCCCGGTGGAGAACTTCCCGACACAGGCTTTAACGCCCCGTTCGTCTGCCAGGCGCATCCGCCACAGCTCGAACTCAGCGTATTTGATGGCCTTTTCTTCTGCCGTGCCGTCGGCATCGGTGGAGAAGACCGGCTCGTTATACCCGGCAAAACATATCTTGTCCCAGTTTGGCCCAGGGCTGCGCGTGTTCATGTGAAGGATGAAGTAGTCCATCACCCGCGCCCACTCTTCCGCCATCGCCTGCGCCGAATGGTCCTTACCGCCCGCCCTCCAGAAGTCGTCTCCCAGCGTCCAGAAAGCGAACACCCCCCAGTTGTTGTGCGGGTCGTTGGACATTGATACCGCAAAGTCCATATCCTCAGTGACGTAGATAAAGGGTGCGCCCGCATACCACCATAGGCCGAGGTTCAGGTTTGAATTCCAGCCTATCGCGGAAGATCGGCACATCTCCGCCCGGCACAGCTTCGCCTGGCCTTCGGCATCAATAAACTCAACCCAGCCGGAGCAGCCACCCTCGCCAAGACACTCCCCGGTCGCATACACCCACAGGGAGCCGTCGCTGTGCCGGGCTGTGCCGCTAATCGTTCTGCCTCCGCCAAAATGGCCGACGGTTTCCCCGTTCGCCGAGGGGCAGTCCAGCACCGGGATATTTCCAATATCCTCCAGGACCTCATAGTCGGTCCGGCGTGTAGCTTCGCCCTCTATATCCGCACAGGCCACCGGCTCAGGACCTGGTTCCGGCTCCGGTGTGGGTGTCGGGGGAGGCAGGGCCGCCGCCTCAGCGTAGACCACCCCCGCATACATCGCCGCGAACCAGTCGGTACGGACCACGCCCGCTGACGGCTCCCAGCGGACCCTGTACCACTGTTCGCCCGGCCCGGCACACGCCTCGCTGGTGACGCCGCCCTGTCCCTGGCGCATCGCCCAGCCGGTAAGAGTAGCTGCCCCTACCTGCGGCGCAGAGCGCGCCGTGAGTGCGTTGGTCGCGGGCAGTAAAAAGAAGGGATGACCGGCGAAGGCATCACAGACCAGGCCGGGCGGCTCCGGGGTGAGCGTCGGCCCGCCGGGTGTGACAATCGGCGTAGGGGTCGGGATCGGCGTGGCGACTACGCTGCCCGTACAGCGCAGGTCAGCGGCGTACACCACCGACTCCTGGTGTGTGATAGGATAGCCGCGCTGGTTGCGGATAAAGACGGTTGCCAGGGGACCGTCCGCCAGGAACTCGACCGTGTGCAAACTGGCCCGATCCCATTCCTGCCAGCTGTCCAGTTCCAGGGCGCTGCTCTCGTCCTGCCAGGGAAGTGATTCGTTGAACGAGACGCCCATGCTCCAGTTCGAGGCATGTCCGCTGGCGTCCGGCGGGTCAGAGTGTCCCTGATACCAGTTGCCATTGACCTGGTAGTCAAGGGTCAGCACCCCAAAGTGACAGACCGACCCCGGTTGGACGGCGACCGTCTGGTAGAGGGCTACATCACAAACCCGGCGAAAACAAAACCACTGCTGCCCGTTGTCAGCCAGCGCGAAATTGAAGATAAGGGGGTCGAGGTCAACCGGCTTGGCTTCCGGTTTGAAACCCTGCCCCAGCACCGTTTCCGTGTTGCAATCGAAGGTTTGCCCCTCTGCGCAGGGATGCGTGTCAGGGTCAGGGTTAAAGCCAATTCGCCAGTCCTCAGCCACGCGCAGCGTGCCGCCAGCGCCGTCCTGCGGAAACCCGGAGGAGTCCACAAAGAGGCCGGGGTTCAGCAGGATATTCTTGTCATAGACCAGCTCATGCGTCGGCGTCACGCTGGGCGTGAGACTCGGCGTCAGCGTCATCGTTGGTGGGAGGGCAGTATCCGTCGCTCCTGGTGGTGCGCTGACGGTCGCGGCGGGGGTTTCGGTTCCCGGCAGGGCGGTCGGCGTGGACGTCAGCGGGACCTCGCAGCCCGTCAGAGCCAGCAGCAGGGCCAGTAGATAGCTCGCCAGGGCGCAGGCTGTAAAAAGTGTGACCTCATCCCGTCTCATCGCATCCCTCCCCGACATCGAAATAGAAGCTGAAATAATCACTCCGCACCGTGTCTCCCTGCCTGAAACTGGTATTCACCAGCTTGTAGTGCCCAGGGGGCAGGGCCGGGATGGCCCAGACGATCTCCGTCCGCACCGGACGGCCCGGATCGAGGAAGCGGTAGGTCGGCCCTTCGTGGCCCAGGTTGCGCCCGGTCTCGTCGTTGATCACGAACCTGTGATTGGTAAATACCCCGCCGCTTCTGGAGGCGACCTCGTAGTCCAGCCTGACTGTATCGCCCGGACAAACCTCGCGGGCGGCGTAAAAGGCATCCACCGAATACGAAAGGACAGGCTCCACCGAGGCCGGACCGATCATGAAATAGAGCAGCGCTGCTGCCATTAAAACGACCGTGATGACCGTGAGCCCCTGGTCAAACTTTTTACCCGTAGTAGTCTGAGAGTTTGTTTTCATCGCAGCAGCCCTCCCAGCGCATCCAGCAGGACGTTCAGGTCATTGCCTGAGAGCACCCATATCGCGGCGCTGATCAGCATCGAGCGCGGGATGAATTTCAGCAGCGTTTTGCCAAACACAAAGGCATCGTTCATTTCCCGGTGCTCCGCCAGCAGGCCCTTGGTGCCCTCTCGCGTACTGCCCGACAGGACCCGGTTGAGCACCGCCAGTTCCTCCGCCATCGTACTCAGGTCAGCGACCAGCGCCTCGAAACGGGCCGTCACGGCCTTGAGCGCCTGGGTAGTGGCCTGCATCTCAGCGTGAATGAGCACTATTGTTTTATCTTCCATGCTTACCCCTCTCGTCGTCTCCGCCCGTCCGCCAGGATCAGGATTTCTGCCAGGACCCGGACTATCTTCCGGTCCCGCACCAGGAGCTCCTGCTGGCGTTCCAGCATCCGGTTAATAATCTCTTTAACCTGTGCATTGGTCGCCGCAGGCAGCAGGGCGATGTCTGACGTGATGCCCAGGATTTCCTCGTTGATCGCCGTTACTTCCGCTTCCTTCAGTGCCTCCCAGTCCCGCGCCAGGGCCTCGTCCTGCCCCAGGGTGCGCGGCGGACCGGCCAATGCGGGCGGATAAATCCCATCCCACAGGCCGGGCAGCGTCAGGCCGCGTTCCGCCTGAATTGACCCCAGGCTCTGCCCGGCAGCCACCAGCGGGATTTCCAGTTCGCGCCGCGCCCCGCTCTGGTCGTCCAGCAGGACCGCGAAGATGTTTTCGTGTGTCAGGCCCGCTGCTTCTCGTTCGAGGCTGTCTAAGAGGATGGTCACGACTCTACCCCCAGTTCTACTACCAGGGTCAGGTCAGCGCTGCCCCCCGTGACGTTTTTAATCGTCGTCTGTGTATCGGGGTTAGTTCCGCTTCCATCGTCATAGCGAACCGCCCCGTCCCGCGTTCCCCCCGACCAGCGTCCGACGACGATAGGCTCCTCGTAAGCAGTCCCTTCCGCATAGATCGCAAAGATAAAATCATCGGCATCTGCGGCGGGAGTGGTCCATGTGGAACTTGCTTCTGTCCCCGATTCGCCGTCAGCATAGCTGCCTGTTTCCTCAGCACCCCACTCTACATAGTTTGAATCAGATGCACTGCGGTCAGTGGACAGTACCAGCCAGTAGGTAGTTGAAGCAGAAAGGCTGAAACTGGAGGCAAAGTCGAAATCGACCAGAGCCAGTGAGGTACTTAGGCTACTTTCCGCAACCGTGACCGTCGCGTTGGCATCTACAAGAGTCCCGGAAGGATCGCCAGCATTGTCGGTTTCAATTCGCAGGGTCATGGTCCCGGTTGGAGAGCCAACCTTGCGTAAGTCCAGTTGTGCTTTGTCGCAGGTGATACCTGACATGAGTTGAAAAGACTGAGCGAGTTTATCGAAAGCAGTAATAGCGGAGGTGGTAACGCTAAAAACCAGATCGTACTCGCTTATGGCATTCCACGCACCACCATTTACACGGTAGGCTCGATACCCGTTGGCATAAGGATTACCCCCATCTTGTTTCCAGTCGTAGTAATTATTTGTCGCTTGCGGAGCCACGCTTAGTGTCAGCCAGTAAGAGGTAGAAGCAGAGAGCAACAATTCGCCAGCAGCTATATTCACAGTATTTTGGGCATTCGGCGTGGGTGTCATCGTACCTGTTAATAATACTGTGCCGCTTGGCAGTCCTCCCGACTCAGTTTCTATTCTCCAAGTAATATCGCCACTGGGAGAACCCAAATTAACGTTCAGATCAAAGGTAAATTGAGTCAGCCAACCAGCCGCAACCTGAAAACTCATACCATTCTCATATTCACTTCCAGAACCATCGCCTATAGCTCCTCCTGTAGTTGTGCCCGTTGTGTTGGCGGTAGACCCCCCCGACGCAGATTGTCCTCGTAGTTGTATCTGCGTGTCCTGATTGCCTGTTCCATGTTCTTCTGCCACTTCCGAACCAGCACTGGTGCTTACATAGACTCGTACCCGCCGATGTCTGCCATTGGGGTCAGCGGGATGGGTCAGGGTCAATGTGGCGTTATTTGCCAGCGAGTCGCGCTTCAGAATTTGCAGAGGAGTCAGGCAGTAAAGCAGTATCGTAGTCGTACTCTGTGCCACACCGATGAGGGCTGCCGCGACTTGTGCCCCCCCAGAGGAAGGCGACGGCTCGGTCTGGGTATAGCCGCCTGCTGTCCCAGATGCCCAGACTTTTTCGCCTGCGGTCAAGCCAGTGAATCCTGCAAGTTCCCCGCCTTGCTGGGCGGTTCCTGTGGCATCTGTTGCAATGCCACCTGACTCAGTAACGATAGCGCGTTCCACGCCTGTCGCAGTGGTCGAATCATTATCGAACTTGTACCACTTGTTATCCGAAGCGTCCCGGTAAACGTGGTCAAGCTCGCTGAGGGCTTCTCCGGCGGTGACGGTGATCGACGTACTGCCCCCCGGACCGGACTCGCGGGCCGCCAGGTCATCCAGCGCCTCCTGGACCGTCACCGGGTCCGGGTCCGTCCAGTCCCCCGCCGATGACGGCACGTACTGGATATCCCCCGCGTCGTGCATGGGGGTTGTATTGAGTAGCCGGGCGCTCACGAACTCCGCCTCGTTGCTCCAGGCGGTTGCGGTGCCCAGCAGCCTGACCCCGCCCAGCGGGATCACCTCGTTGCCCTCGTCAAAGGCCAGGGCCGCCAGGTCCGCCTCGAAGAGCGTCACCAGCGCCGGATATTCCGCCCCGGCCTTGCTGACCAGTTCCGGTACAACCGGGTCAAGCCCCACCTTTACCCAGCGCTGGAAACCGGCTGTGCCCTGCTCCCCCGCCAGGTCAAGTGACCCGCCCGGCCAGTAGCGCTGCGCCCCCTGCCACCAGTACCAGAATTTTTCGACGTATACCGTCAGGGCGTCGTCTTCCCGCACCAGGCCCCATAATCCCCGCTTCTCCTCCACCAGGTCCGCCCCACTCCCCGACCCCACGTCGTGGGAGTGGGGAGGCACAGTGGGCAGGTAGCGCTCATCCCCCACGCTGGCCTCGATCCTGCCGAAGTCGGGCCGGGTCACCACCGGCACGCCGTCCAGCCAGCGGATTTTTACCGGGATATCCGGGAGTTCGCCCACGCCCCCGTTCAGGCACTCAAGCACGGTCAGCGCCGACCCCTGCACCACCCGCGCATAGACGTGGTTGGGCCGGTCAGGGACGGTGATAACCGGGTCAATGCCGTTTCCGGTCAGGCCGTCCTGCTCCCCGGCGGCGTAGGCTTTGCCCACCGCCCGGATAAAGAGGTTGTTCAGGATACCCATACCGGCACCACTCCCCGAATAAAGATATTCGTGATCAGGCTGCTCAGGTTCCCTGAGAGGTCTATCCAGGTATCGCCCCCGTCCTCCGAGAAAAAGACCTTCCGGTTTTCCGAGGCTTCCGCCCCGCCGCTGATAAACAAAATGTCTTCGTCATCGGGCCAGCTTCCCAGGAAGTGCATGGGCCCCGGCATGGCTTTGGTCTGCCAGGTGACCCCCCCATCCTCGCTGACGCACAGCAGGTTGGCGTCCGGGGCGGTGTAGCGGACTAGCGACTGGTTGAAGGTGTGGATGTCGAGCGAGTCGACTGCCTCCTCTGCGCTGCGCCCGCTGGAGGGGCCAATCGGGTAATACGTGCCGTCCCCCTGCGGCGCACCCCCGATAGCGGACCACAGCCCGGCCTCTGACCTTCTCCACAGGGTCTCAACCCCCAGCCCTGTCGCCCGTACCGCCAGGTAGACCACCTCGTCGTTCGGGTTGTTGTTGTAAGGCACTTTGATGGAGACCCCCAGCGGCAGGACGGCATTCGTGATGGTTTCCTCGGCCCAGGTCCCGCCCAGGTTCTCGCTCCTGAAAATACGCAGGTTAGAATCTGGAATGGCATCATTATTCCCGGCCAGACGATACAGTTTGCCTGCCGGATAAACGGAGTGGTAGCCCATCACAAAGTTGCCCTGTTCGTCACCTGTAGCGCCAGAGTTCCAGGTAATCACGTCCTCCCACGACGCGGCATATCCCAGACGGCGATAGGTATGTGCTCGCCATCCCGCTGGCCCGGCCCCGTTCACCTCGCGTACAGTGAACCACAGGCCGCCCTCGACGTTAATCGACCCTTGCAGGTCCATCCCGCCTGAGGGGTTGTTGAAGTCAGCCGATGAGGTTTCGAGCAGGGTGACTGTCTGCGTCCCGGCAGTCCCATCAAGGCCCGTCAGCTCCCAGGCTTTCGCCGCTGTGCTGAAATCAGTCGTCAGCACATAGGCCCGGTTCTTGGGGTCCCAGGGGTCCAACTTGAAGCGCAGCAGGGTCTGGCCTGCCAGGAGATCAGTAGCAACAGTCAGCAGTATTTCCCAGGTGGTGGGCGCAGTGTAGGGCGGGCGAGTCCGCAAAATATGCGTATTGCAGTACGCATACATCCCCGCTGAATTCCCTATCGGGATCGTCCCCAGCGCCGCACGGGTGTTGACCGGGAAATAGGCCGCCGGACGCCGCGCCGGGCGGGTCACGTTCTGCGCCTGGACACTCTGTACCTCCGTCGCCGCTGGCGGGCCTGAGGTCTCTTTCTCAAGCACCAGTTCGACCTGTTTCAGCGTCCCGTTGGCTGTGTGCCGGTAAGCGATGGCGACCTCAAGCGGCAGGAAGCGGTCCGTCCCGCTTGACCAGGTGAAACCCCGCCCCGCTGCCGCATCGACCCCCACCGCCAGCGTCACCCACTCCATCAGGGCCGGTTCAAAACCGGCATCGCCGCTGTGGGCCAGTGCCAGCCGGAAGGCGCTCCAGTCCGCGTTCAGCCGGGCGTAGCGATGTCCCTCGCGGGCGTTCAGTTCGTCCTGGTCCGCCACCAGCTGCTGCCCCGCTGAGAAGACCCGTTCGCCCTGCGAAGGGGCCTTTCCAGGGGCAACGCAGAAGACGGCGCTGACCGCCTCCGAGCTGGCGACGATGGCCGATCCGCGCAGCCAGTGATAGCGCGGGTGGCGGGTGCGTTCGACCTCCAGCCGGGTCCAGTCGCTTTCCTCAAGGGCCACCACCTCCACCGCCGTCCGGTCCCCGGCATCGACCAGCAGCGGGTCCTCCCGCACCCACAGCCGCCCCTTCGTATCGCAGCTCAGGCGGTGGACAATCGCCCGCGCCCGCTGATCGACCTGCTCGTAGAGCGACTGTCCGCCGCTTTGCAACGTGGTGAAGGGGTAATTCTCCCCCAGCCCGCTCACCTGGAAGTCCGCCACGTCCAGGGCGGTCGAATGCCATTGCAGCAGGTAGTGCAGGAAGGTGTCGATATTCGGTTCGTTCTGCTGAATCCAGGACTCAGGCGTCGGGTCGTGTTCGAGGCTCTGCGGGAAGCCCGGCAGCTTTTTCAGCCGTCCCGCCACGTCGATACAGCGGAAGCGCAGCCCCTTCTGGATGCCCCGTTCGCCGCCCTCGACGCTCTCGGTGTCGGTGTCGTGCCAGCCCACGAAGCGCAGGCCCTCGCGTCCTGAAGGCCCCGCCAGGCTCCCTTTCGTCCCGTTGTACCATTCCTCCTCGAAGAGCATCGCCAGCGTTCCGTCCGGGTAGCCCGCGTCGTTCGGCGTATTGTCCTCAAGGAGTTCATCGTAGATCGTCACTTCCAGCATCTGCCCTTCCGGGGTGATGCGGTGGCTGGAGATCTCGAAGTTCTCGACCAGGTTCGAGGAGTCCAGTTCCGCCGCCAGCACCGGGATGTGGCAGGTGTGATAATGCCCGCTGACGTTATCGAACACGCGCAGGTGCATCCAGTAGAAGCCGGGTTCAAACTCGACCGTGATCGCCGCATCAGTAATCGTCCCGGCGGTGATCGCCGCCCCACTTGAAGGCAGGCTCCATAGGTAGGTCAGTGTCGCCCCCGTGAAGGAGAGCGAGTCGGAGCCGTCAAAGTTCACTACCAGCGTCTCGCTTCCCGCGTCTACAAAATCCGCCACCGCCGCGCCGCCGTTGGCTACCGGCGGAATCGCGTCGCCGTAATCCCCCACCTCAAGCTCGTACTCCTTAAAACCCGTCCCGTCGCTCTCGATCCGGGGTATCTTCGCCCAGACGCGGTAATCATCGAGCACCGTGATGTACAGGGTATCGAACCCGTAAAACTCCCCGTCCCGCCGCCCGATAGAAGACCAGCCAATGTACAGCAGCGCGTCCGTCGGGCTTTTGCGGATGTAGCCCCGCCCCCGGTCCCCGGTCAGCGGCAGCGTCCCGAAGAGCACGGACATCCCCGGTCGGATGTCCGTGTAGGCCCCCACCGTCACCCCGTCGTAGGCAATCTCCGCCAGCGGGTACTCAAAGTCCTCCTGGTTCACCCGCGCCGCAAAGACCACCGTCGGCGAGAGCACGAACAGATGCTGACGGCACACATAGGGGTGGCTCCGCCACGTCGAAGGGCTTGCCAGGGCGGGCATCAGCTTGCCGCCGCCAGGTCGCGGATGACGAAGCGCATATTCCGCAGGAAGTAGTTATCCTGGCGGAGGCGCGGCATCCAGATCGTGCCGTTCATTCTCACCCAGGTATTCCACCTGTCCCCTCGCGTGTAAATGGTCACCGCGTTAAAGTCCGCCGAGGCCAGCCCCATCGCCGTCAGCAGGGTCGAAAGCTGCCCGTCCTCAAGCACGGAGAACTCCCACACCGCGTGCGGCGCATCCCGGAAGTAGGCCCCGCTTGCCGGGTGGACTTCCCGCCCGTACTGGATGCCTTCTGAGTGCGGCTGTGGGTCGAGCGTATTTAAGCTCTCCGCCGCCACGTCGTGCCCGTCCGCGATCTTGTATACGCTCACTCTGCCAGCTCCCTGAAAATCCCGACCAGCGCATCATGGACCTGATCCGCCACCTGGCGCGCCATCTCCGCCGGAGACCCTGAGACCGCAATCGGCCCGATCCCCCCCAGGTTCACGTTCATCGACCGGCCCGCGCCGCCCAGCGCCCCTACCAGTTGCTGCTGGCTGAAGCCCTCGCCAAGCATCGAGCGCAGCATCGAGGTCGTCTCCGGGTTCATTACGTATTCACCGGCGTGGACCTTTGCCAATCCGGTGGTGTCGACCGGGCCGCCGTGCTGGAAGGCGTACACCCCGCCGCCCCCGTACTGGCCTGTCTGCGTACCCCCGACCTGCTTGATTTGAGCCGCCGCATAATCCAGCAGCGCCTGCGAGCGATCCACCGGAGCGCTGCCGCTGCCCCCCTCGATCACGCCCTTCATCCGCTGCCACCACTCGTTCAGGCTCGCCAGCGCCTCTTCCTGCCCGGCCTGCTGGACCGCCAGCTTCATCGCCTCGTTGGCCGTCAGCGCGTTGAACTCATCAACGAAGGCGTTCTCCCGGATCGTCCTTTCGTTCACCAGGTTGGTCTGGATTTCCTCCAGCCGCCGCGCCTCCTCCGCTGAGACCTCCGCCATCTGCACCCGCAGTTTGGCGATGTGCTCATCCCGGTCCCGCTGTTCCTCCTCGAAAGCTCGCTGCAAATCCCGGATGCGCTCTCCCGCTTCAGCCCGCGCCAGTTCCAGCCGCGCCTCGGCGTTCTCCGCCTCTTCCTCAAGGTCCTCCAGCGCTCGCTCGGCCTTGATCTCCGCTTCCTGGCGGGCGTTCTCTGCCGCTTTCTGAAGCCGGGTCACCGCAATTGCGTCCAGCTTCCCCGCCGGGTCATCCAGGTCCTGGGCCAGTTTGCGGTCAATGTCCTCGATCCGCCGCGCCCGGTCCTCTTCAATCTCAGCGGACTTATCCGCCAGGTTCTGCCGGATTTCGGTCTCGCGGGCCGCCAGGTCTTCCTGCACGGCGTTGATCCGCCGACCGAGTTCCTCCCCCGCCCGCGCCGCCTGCTTCTCCGCGTCGGCGATGCGCTCGGTGATCCGCTGGCGTTCCTCTGCCGCCCGTTCGACCGTCTTCGTGCGCTCTGTCTCAGCGCGTTCTTCCAGTTTGGCGAGGTCCTCCCGGAAGTCCTTCCAGGCGTCAAGCTGCTCCTGACTGAAGTCCGTCCCGCCGATCCCCATATCGGCGCTACCGTCCGCCATAGCGATGTCGCTCTCAGCCCCCGCCGTCGGGAACAGCCCCCGCACCAGGCCGCCCATAATTTCCTCGCGCAGCTTATCAAAGCGCTCTTGCGCCCCGGCAATCGGTTCGCGGGCTGCCGCCCCCGCCACCTTGATCAGGCGTCCCGATTCATAGAGGTCGTTCATCCCGCTGATCGCCCCCAGCTTCTGGACAAAGCCCCCGATGGCCTCCGCTGCCGTGCCGAAGGCGTTCACCAGGATCGCGCTGGCCTGCATGGTCGCCTCCGCCATTCGGAAGATCGCGTCTGCGAAGACCACGATGATCTGCTTGATGTGATTCCATAAAGTGCCCAGGTCCGCGTTCGCCAGTTCCTCGTTGCCCGTCGCCCGCCCGATCCCCCGGCTGGCCTCTAATCCCGCGACAACCCCGCCTGCAGCGAAAGCCCCGACCAGCCCGGCCCTCCCCAGCGCCGGGGCGATGCTCAACCCCTGGATCGTCTTCAGCGCGTTGATCACCCCGCCCAGGCCCAGCAACAGCGGTCCGATCACCGCCGTCGCCGCGATAATCCCCCCGGAGAGCGCGACCAGGCCCGTTTCCTGCTCGGTCAGTTGGGTCAGCCATTCCGCCCCCGCGTCCAGCGCCGGGGTCAGGAACTTGTCCAGCAGCGGGGCCATTCCCTCCCCAAGGAAGCGCTGCACCGCGTCCTTCCAGCGGGTCATGGCAGCAGCGCCGCTTTCCCCCATCTCTTCGGCGGCGGCGGCGGTTGCGCCTGCTTCATTCAGGGCGATGTCCAGGGCCAGCGTAAAATCCCCCGTCTGTGCGGTCAGTTCTTGCAGCCGCTTGCGGGAAAGGTTAAAGCGTTCTGCCAGGCTTACCAGGTCCGTTCCGCCGGAAACCAGCGCCTCGTTGATAGCGAAGGCCGCCCCGCCGATCCCCTGTTCGCGGTTCAGCACGCTCAACCGCACCGCGAATCCCAGCAGCCTCTCCATTTCTTCCGTGTTGCCCCTGGCAGTGCCCAGCAGTTGGGCCGCGCCTTTGTTGATGTCTACCTGCCGCAGCCCGTATTTATCCGCCAGTTGATTAAGTTGTACCTGAAGGGCGCTTGCCCGTTCCTGGCTGCCCAGCAGACTCTTGAAGCGGATGTTGGCCTCTTCCATCGCGTTGGCGTAGTTAATCCCGATGGCAACCAGTCCGCCCGCCAGCGCCGTCACTGCCGCGATTTCTGTGCGGAGTTTCCTTATGTCATTCCCCACCCCGTTGATGGCCTGGCCCACGCCCCGCATCCCCTGCTGGACGTTCTGACCCATCCCCCGGAAGGAATCCTGAATCTGACGCACGCCCTGCTGCGCCACCCCGACCCCCTCGCGGATTTGCGAGGTGTCGATCACGATGCGCCCGCGCGCCGTCCCCAGGTCCTGCCCGCCGCCTAGCCCTGCTCCACCTAATCCCACGTCTTGAACCCTCTACTGACCCCTGATACTTAATCCACCACCAGCCCCGCGATGCCCCGCAGGTCCTTGATGTCCACCGGCTCAGCTGCTCCCGGTCGCGGCAGCCGGAAGGCCGGGTCGAGGAGTTCCGCCAGCCGGTATTTTTTCACCGTCTTCGGCTCCCTCTCCGTCCCCACGTTCTCCGTCTCCAGCAGCGCCGCTTCCAGCGCGCCCCCGCCGATGGTCACCGCCATGTCGAACTGGTACGCCAGCCAGCCGTCATGCTTCAACTGGGGGTCGTTCAGCAGCAGGCTCGGCCTGCTTGCCGTTTTTCCCGCCAGCCCGTACAGATTCCACAGCAGACGTTTGTTCGTCACGAAAGGAACGCAGCGCCACCATGGGCGCGGTCACGAATTGCAGGACAAAGCTCTTGTCCGCCAGGTCGATGTCATCCACACTGATCTCGTCGTCCGCCTGCGGGTTATCGACCAGCTTCGGTTCGAGGAAGGCCGCCTTACAGATCAGGTCCAGCAGTTCAATAGACCCCCGCGCCATTTCCAGCGACTCGCTGATCTGCGCCGGGCTGGGTTCGCCCCGCCAGATCGTCTCCGCCACCAGGGGCGTCAGCAGGTCCGGGACATGCTCCCCCCGGATCAGTTCCGGCAGGCCCACCGGGCGCAGCCGGACCACGTTCCCGCTTGGCAGGGGGACCATGACCCCCTCTTCGCGCAGCTTCCGCCATTGTTTCCCGCTGGTCACTTTCAACTGTTCAACAGCCATGATTGCTCCATATCCCTTCCCCTCTCCGGACGACTACGCACAGTCGCCTGGAGAGGGGATAGAGGCTAAACTTAAGCCGGGAACGGCAGTTCGATGTCGTCAGCGGCGACGTTGTGGCGCAGCCGGGCAAAGCCGTTGACGGCCCCTTCGTACACGCCGGTGAACTGGAAGCCGGGCGTCACGTACTGCCCGCCCTGGAAGCGCCAGCGCAGCGGCCCCATCAGCTTCGCCTTCGGGACCAGGATGTGGCTGTCTCCCCCGTCCCCCGTCCCGTGGATCTTCCCCACCAGCCCGAAGTAGGGCCGGTCGGTCTGCCCGAAGACCAGTTCGGTCGCGCCCGTTGGCGAGGCCACTGTTTCCCCGGTCATGATCGCCAGCGTGTCCAGCGTCAGGGCGGCATGTTCCACCGTCCCCGTCACCTTGATCGCCTTGCTGTGCGTGTCCAGCACCACGTCATCGCCTTCCAGTTCCGCCTCCTGCACGTCAATCGCAACCTCAATGCTGCGAATGCCCAGCAGGTCAACCAGCGTCCCCCAGTTGTTGGCGCTGACCCAGACGGCGATCTTCGCGTCCCGAACTCCAAACCTGTATAAAGTCATCTTTTCTGCTCCTATACCGTGCGGAGCGCCCGGACCTCATAGTCCGACCGGTCCACGTTTGCTTCAAGGTCCTCGTCCCGCGCCTGGCCGATGTCGCCCACCCAGCGGATGGCGAAGACCCCGTTCGCCTGTTTTTCGTGTAGCAGGGCGTAGGCCCTGTTCTTCATCGTCTCGATGCTCCCGTAGCCATCGCTCTGGTAGAACCACAGTTCTACCACCTGACGGGTTGTGGCTTCCTGGCTGATCGGGTCGTTCGGCCCGCCGTCCGGGGCGCGCTTCCGCCCCTTCACCAGCAGGCAGGGCTTGATCACCCCCTGGTCGGTGAAGGCCGCCGCCACGTTCGTCCGGTTTAGCCCCATCCGCTTCGTCTCGTCAAGGTCATAGATGCCCCCGCTTGCCGTCGCCAGCAGGGTCGCGTCCGCCTCAAGGATCGCCTTGATGATGCTCACGCTCATCTCATAACCCCATCAGCGCCGCGATCTCGTCCCAGATCTGCGGCCCAAACTCGTCCAGCGCCGGGCCGATTACCGCGTAGACCCCGGCGTTCTTCAGTTCAAGGTAGACCCCGTATTCCACCCCGTGCGCCATCCAGAAGGAGATTTCGTCCGAAGGGATGCCCCATGAGGGTTCGATGTCCACATGTAAACTCTGGCGCGCATTGCCGGTCCGGTCGGTCCAGGGCGCGTTATCGCTCATCCAGTTCTCGACCTCCGGCTCATATTCTTCCAGGATGTCATACAGCCCGCCCCGCACGCTCCGTTCGTACATCCCCAGCGCGGGCAGGAAGACGATCAGCGGGGCCTCGATCCATTCAAACCCGTCCGCCATCAGCCTCTCACCTCCGCCAGTGCCTGCAAGCATTCCGCCAGGCCCGGCATCAACTCGATCACCTGGTAAGCCAGGTCGTCCAGCACGAAGCGGTCCCCCATCCGGAGGTCCGTGTCCGTGATGCTCGTATGGCTCCTGTAGCCCAGCACCAGCGCCCGCTGGCGGCTGGTCCCCCCGCTCTGGCTTCCCGCGATCCGCGAGTCGCCGCTGATCGGGTCAACCCGCACCGTCTGGGCGCTTAACAGCGTCCCGTTCCGGTTGACCGTGATGCTGCTCGGCTGGGCCGCGATCAGCCGGGCGATGTCCACCCCCCGGTCGCCCGGCGTCCAGTTGCTCAGCGGCTCCGTGCTGCCCTGCCAGGCGTCGATGCTAGCCATGTGGCTCATCCCTCAGCGAAGGAGGCACCCGCCGCATCCCTACCATCTTGACCTGAGACGTAGCCGCCTGCGCCTCTTCCTGGGCCTCCTCTTTCCAGAATTCCATCGAATCCTTGATGTTGTCCCGGATTTCCTTCTTCTTCTCGCTGGTCAGGCCAGAGGTGTACGAGTAGAACTTGTTCGCCTGGGCCAGCAGCTGCCGGTAGCCGTAGAACACCGCCAGGGCGTAGCTCTCGCCCGCCCGCGCATAGAGCCGGTTCAGTTCAGCGTCCGTGAAGACCGCCTCGTCATCCCCGATCCCTATATCTCCCTGCATGTCCGCCAGTTGATCGGCGCTCAGTTCGGCCATCACAGCACCTCATCCATCAGGGCCAGCAGCTTCAGCGCGGCGTGGTCCCAGGTCTGGTTAGCCCGCAGCCAGGCCGCGGCCTCCAGGCCCTTCGCTTTGGCCTCTGCCGGGTGCTCGTAGCACCAGCGCATGTGAGCCGCCACCTCGTCCACGTCCGCCACCGCCCATTCTCCGTTTTTGACCGGCAGCATCGACGGCATCATCATGAAGCGTTCCACCGGGATCGCCCACTGATCGATGCCCTCTTCCAGCCCGCCCCAGCGGGTGGCGATCACCGGCAGGCCCATCATGGCGGCCTCTCGCGGCGGCATCCCCCAGCCCTCCCCTTTCGAGGGGAAGACGAAGCAGTCCGCCTGCTCGTACACTTCCGCCATGCTCTCCACCTCGCCCAGCCAGATCGAGACCCGCCGGTCGCTCTCGCTCAGGTCCATCTCCGCAAAACGCCGTGAACTGGGCCGCGCCTTGACGATCAGGCGCACGTCTTCCCCGTTCCCGAACTCCTGGAAGAAGGCCCGCCAGGCGATGTCCTCCCCCTTCCGGCTGCCCCGGTCGCCCAGGGCCAGGAAGGTGTAGGGACGATTCCCGTTCGGCGTCCGGCCCATTAGCGGGAAATCCTCCGGTGAGGTCCCCCCCGGCACGACGTGGATGGGCTTTTCCACCCCCGCCCGCCGGAACGCTTCCGCGTTCTGCACACAGGGCACGATCAGCCGTTCCGCCAGCCGGTTCACTTCATTCGCCCAGCCTTCCGGGATCGCCGAGCATTCGTACATGGTCAGGTTCCACTGCCGCCCCGCCAGGGGGCGCAGTTCACAGGGGGGCAGGCAGGCCACCGTCAGCCGGGACCAGTCGATACCCGCCATGCGGGTCAACCAGCCCGGCAGTTCCGCCGTATCGCGCAGGGCGGGGGTCACATCCACGCCCGCCCGGTGCAAGGCCCGCACGAAGTACAGGCCGTAACGCCCGTAGCCGTCGGCGGGGAGGAACTTGTAGTTAAGCCAGTTGATCTGCCTGCTGCCCATGTTCACCTTTTTTCAGGCTAAGAGACGGTCGGGTTCGCCCACGCGCCGCCCGCTACCAGGTAGCCGACTGCGCCGTTGGTCCGGTCCATCCCCACGCCGATCCCGTACTCCATCTCCACGTCAAGCTGTTTGATCGGGTACTGGTCGTTGTTGGTCGTCTCCGGCACCAGGTACATCCCGAAGCCGTTTTCAGGGTGGACCCGCGCCGCCAGGGAGTTGTCCGCCGCCAGGGACCCGTAGCTCTTGTACAGCCCGGCATAGCCGGTAGCCAGCCGTGCCGTCGCCTTGAGCCGGATCAGCCCGTAGTCGCTCTGGAAATCACCGAAGTGGCCCATTTCCCAGCGCCCCTGGGCGAAGAGTTGGTTCCCGCTTGTCTCCCCGCCCCGGTCTATTAAGACCAGGTTGGCGATGTCCACCAGTTCCACGAACTTGGTCAGCGCCGCGTAGCTGGTGATGTCCGCCCGGCTCACTATCGCGTCATAGGGCGCGTCGTGTCCGTGCTCCTGGAGGGTCTCCGCCAGGCCGTTCAGCATCGTGGCGTGAGTTACCCCGCCTGTGCTGCTGTTGAAGCCCAGGAAGTGGTCATGCGAGCTGTCAAAGGCGTCGCCGTCCCAGGCCGGGGGCGAGTAGTCCACGTTCCCGCCTGTCCCGCGCACGAAGGGCACGTCATAGCCCGCCGATCCGATGGCCTTCTCCGTGTTGGTGAAGGCGCGGGTCAGCAGCTTCTGCTCGAAGCGCCATTCCAACTTACGCAGCGCCGCCCGGATCGAGGCGACCACCTTCGCCCGCCGCGCATCCCGGAAGTAGCGCCGGGTTCCCCCGATGCCGATCCCGTAGACGCGCAGGTCGATCATGTGGCCTAACGTGCTCCCTTTGGTCGGGTCAGGCCGGTCAAGGTCGGTGATGTCCGGGGCAGCTGTGACGGCCCCGCCGTCCTCGTATTCCATGAAGTTTTCTTCGGTCAAACTGAAGAGCCAGCCCCACTTGCGGGCCAGTTCCTCGTTCTTATCGCCCACCGCCACCGCGACCTGGTTGATCAGTTCGCCGTAGGTCACCCCGTCGCGCAGTGCCCACTCAGCGATCCGTGTCCCGTCCACGCCGACTGGCAGGGCCTTGTCCAGCAGGATTTGAGGTCCTAGAATTTCAGGCATGTCTTATGTCTCCAATCTACCCGTCTCGCTAAGAGGTCGGGTCGTCGATGCCGGGGTTCACGAAGAACACGCCCGCGCTCTCGAAGTAACCCAGGATGAAAGCGAAGGTCCCCGCCGAGTCGCCGATGCGACCAACCGTGTCGCTCAGGTAGCCGTAGCTCCCCGGCGTCGCACCGCTGAAGCCGGAAACCGGCCCGAAGACGCAAACCGTCACCGGGTCCCCGGCGTTCACGGTGGTCTCGCCGTCGTAACTTTCCACCGCGATCCCGATTCCCCGTGCGGCAGCCGCGCTCACGTTGCCGTCGGCGGGTTCCGCGTCGCCATCACTGGCGATGTACACCACCTGCCCGATGGTGATGGTCGCCCCGGCAGTACGTCGTCGGGTGACCGCCCCCGGCAGGATGGCGATCTGTGCAGCAGTCAGACTGATGTCTGTCATCTCATTTGCTCCTTAGTCTCCCGGTCCGGGCTAGATGCCCAGCAGCCGACGGGCTTCCCGCCGCGCTTCCGGGGAATCGTCAATCTCGCGGGCCTGGCGTTTCTGCCCCCCGCCTACGATGGCGCTCGGCCCTGCCTTGTGGCTCACGATGGCCTGGGCGAGCGTCTTGTATTCCTCGCTCCCGGCGTAGGTCTCAAGCGCGGTCCGGGCCTTCTCAAGGTCCGCCTCGCCGCCAATCTCGGCCAGCACCGCCCGCCGCGCCACCGGGCGCAGGCTGTCGTGTTTGACCGTCTCCGCGATCAGCTTTTCAAGGTCGCCCTGAAACTGCTCGCGCCGGGCCTCGCCCATGACCTGTTCCAGTTCCGCGATCTTCTTGTCTTTCTCCTGGATCTGGCCCTCGATCTCAGCGATACGTGCCGCTTCGTCGTTCTGGGACTGCCAGTCCTTGATGATGGCTTCCCGGACCGTCTTGGGGAGGTCTTTTGCATCCCCGGCGGTCAGTTCGGCCAGCACTTGTGCTTTGTCCATGATGTCCTCTTCCTGTTTAGGTTGGATCTCCATCTCGCCCGTCACCTGGAAAGCCCCTCCCAGGGAAAGGGCGGCCCGGTCCGGCGGGGCCAGGTCCAGCGTTTCAAGCTGGAAGCCTCGCAGTTGGTGGCCCCCCTTCCCGCCTGGGACTTCCTCGTCGTAAGTGCCGTATATCGAGGTGGCGAGTTTCCCGCCGCGTGCCATCAAACGGCGCACGTATTCGCGGGCCTCGCCCGGCGGCAGGTAGCCTTTAGCCCACAGGGTCTCACCCTCGCGGGCCGCCCCCACCCAGTCCACCGACTCGATGGGAAACGCCGTGGGTCGTTCCTCTTCTTTCAGGTGGCCCATCAGGCCCCCTTTGCCCACCACCTGCTCCGCGATGGCGCTGACCAGCGTCTCGTCGTACTCCAGGCCATTTGTGCTGACCTCGCCAACACGCGCTATCGGGAGAACCACGAAGAACGGATCCTCGTCACCCCGTGTCAGCACCTGGATGTCTACCTGGTGATGGGTTGCCACCGCCGGAAAGCTCCCCCGGAACTCGCCAACGGTGTAGCCTCGTGCGTGCATTTCCCGCACGTAGCTCAGTTTGACTGGCTCCCAGTCTGTCGGGGCGGCAAATGTGATGCCCTCGTCTGTCGAGGCCATCGCCACCCGGAAATGCTGATCGCCGTCGCGGGCGATCACATGCGTCTCAAACACATCGCTGACCCATGGCTCCCACGAGTCCGCGCTGAATGCCTCTCTGAAAGCGGTCCGCACTGACTCCAGCCATTGCTCCACCGAGCCGTCGATCTCCGCCGTCACTTGCTTTGTCTTTCCCATTTATGCCTCCACCCCCGCCACCGCCATCCGGTGGCCCTCGCACCATGCCTCAAGCGAATAACCCGCCGTCGCCTCACGCAGCGCTTCCGGGTCCGCCTGGCTTAACAGGGCCGTCTGCACTGCGCCCTCAAGCGACCAGAAGTCCCCTTTCCCATACCGCCAGATGCCGGGGATATCCGGAAGTTCGTCCAGCATCCCCACCCCGCACGGGATCACCACCTGCACCCCGCAGGCCAGTGCCTCAAGGGGTCCCGCTGGCCCGCCTTCGATCAGCGACGTGCAGACGTACACGTCCAGCCCCCGGTAAAAGTCGGGCATCTCCTCGTAGGGGAGGCGGCTTTCCGCCACCCCCCAGCCTGCTCCCGCCGCCACGAAACTGTGTTTTTCAAAGAGGGCGTCCTGGGCGATCTGTTGGAAGAGCGTTTCACCCTTGCGTCCGCCCCGGTAAACCAGTCCGCTGGTCCCGATCACCTGCCCTGCCCCCTGCCTTTTCCCCACCGGGGTAAAGTGCTCCCGGTCAATACCCAGCCGCACCTTCGCTGCCGGGCCGTGTCGTTCCAGTTTCTCAAGCGTCTGGTAGGCGGTGGCTATCCGCAGGCTCAACTGCGGGATGATCCCCTCCCATGCCTTCCGGTTGGGGGTGTAGTTGTAATCGTAATGAGTACACCAGGCCGCCGTGCTCAATCCCGCCATCTCCTCTTTCCAGAACAGGTAGCAGCCCAGGTAATTGAGGTCCGCCGCCGGGTCTGCCTCCGGTCCCAGCGTCCAGCCGTTCCCCTCCGCCAGCGCCCGGTTCAGGCGCGGGATGATGTGCTCGCTGTTCGGGCCTGTCTGGAAAGCCCAGGGGTTCACGATGTGGACGTGCATCAGCTACCCTCTCCGCAACAGGTCAATCAGTTCGGCCTTGCGTAAGCGGCCCGCCCCGATCATCCCGGCGGCTTCCACCAGTTCGCGCAGCTCGCTGACCGTCATGCTCTCGTAGTCTGGGAGGTCGTCCGCGGACACGTCCACGGACGGCGTCTCTATCTCATCCAGTGCCGTCAGGTCCCCGTAGAACATCAGGAAGACCGTATGCGCCCAGCGCCCGGTCGCTCCCCGCCCGGCGTAGCCCAGCGCCTTCGTCCCGTAAAGTGGGACTTCCTTCCATTCGTGGCGCTCCGGGTTCACTTTATCCATGCGGTGGGTCGCCCCCATCTTCAGGGAGCCCCCCATCACCAGGTCGTCCAGCCAGTCGCTCCCATCATTCCACAGGGACTGCCCGGCAGGGAGTGTGATGTAGAGCGTCCCGTCATCCGCCAGCCAGCTTTTCAGCCTCTCAACTGCCGCCAGCACTTCTTTCGCGCCGTTCAGGTGGTCCAGCGTGCTGATGCAGATAATCCGCCGGTATTGGCGCTCCGGCTCGAAGGAGAACAGGTTGATGTTGTTCACGCCGGGGAGTTGTTCTCGCATGTCGATGACTTCATGACGGAATGGACTGGGCAGGTAATGGGGCAGCACCGCCCCCACTTCGAGTGCGTCTTCCTCGTGTCCGTCCAGCAGGGCCAGGCCCACCGGCACTTCCACCGCCCGTTCGTTCAGGCGGGAGTGGTTGTAAGCCATGTCCATGTAGTCGTAGGTCCTGCCTCGTAATATAAAACTCATATCCATCGCTCCATCAGGGCTTCTATCCGCGCCCGGCTCGCCCGGAAACTGTATTCCTCTTCCACTACCCGGAATCCGCGCAGGCGCACTTCTTCATAATCTTCCGGGTGCTCCAGCAGCCGCGCTGCGATCTCCAGCGCCCATTCGGGGCGGTAGGGATGGCACTCCGGGTGTCCGGTCACCCCGGCCCACAGGCTGCTGATGCAGGGCGTCCCTACCATGGCGCACAGCACCCCGTGCCGGTGATAGCTGTGTCGGGCATACAGGTCCACGCACAGCCGCGCCCGCGCCGTCATTTCCACGAACTCTCCAAAAGCCACCCGCCCCGTCCATTCCGCTTCCAGCCCTGCCAGCCGCGCATAGGCTTTCGTCTCCTCACGGGCGTCGGCGTAAAGCACCCGCCTTCCCGTCTCCCGCTGGATAAGCGCCAGGGCCGCCACGTTGTGGGCGCTGGCATAGGGTTCAAGCGGGTGATCCAGCGCCAGGATATAGTCCTCTTTTGCCATCTCCCGGTACGGTAGGAACCATTCATCAGGCCCTATCGGGCTGGGCAGCCAGGCGCTCGGCTTGTTCAGCAGCGCCCCGTAGACCTCGCAGTCGTAGGGCGTCCGTCCGCCGATCAGGTCCGCCAGCGCCATTTCCTCAAACATGTGCCCCCACTCCCGGTGATAGAGCACCAGGTCAAGTGAGGGGTCCGGCATGACGATTACCTTGATTGCCGGGTTCCCCGCCTTGATGTCCCGGATAGGCCGAGTCTCCGACAGGTGGAAGAGGTTGACCATCAGGACCTGGTAGCCGCGCAGGTCCGGGACTGTCCCGTTCCAGCGCATCGGCTCGCAGCCAAGCACTTCCGACCACAGGGCCACGCTCACGCTGTTGGTTTTTGTGTACTGTGCGCTCTGGTTCTCGCCCCACACGAAGCCGATCTTCATCGCACCACCGCCAGTCCGATTCCCTCTTCGCCGAGCAGCATCCTGACCAGCTGCCCGATCAGCAGCGGCCCTACCAGGTCAAAGAAGGGGTCATTTTCTGCCGCCTGCCGCCGCATCGCCTTCCGCACCGTCTCCGGTTTTTCTGCCGTCACCCAGCGCCAGTAACAAAGGCACTGTGGGTGGTAAGGGATTCGCGCCGGGGGGCTGTCTTTGGGCCAGGGCTGCGCCTCGCTCTCTGCTGCGTAATCGTCGCAGATATCCGCCTTCGGATGGCTCCCCGAAAGCACGCTGACCAGCCCCTCCACGAAGGGGTTCATATTGGCCGCGATCAGGTCCGCCTCGCTGTGCGCCCTGGTAATTTCTGTCCGTGCCAGGCGCAGCGCGTCAAAACTCGCGTCTCGTCCGTAAGGACGGTTGGTCCTCAGCAGTTCCCGTCCCGGTATCAGTAAATCCTCCAGGTCCTTCGCCAGGTTGATCGCGCTCCGTCCCTCCGCGATCCCTTCCGCGAGCAGCAGGTCGATCCGCCTGCGTGTATCCCCGCTGATCTGCCACAAACGGTCCGAGAGCCGGTAGCCGCGTGGGTCCACCCAGGTGTGCGCCGCCTCGTAACTTGCCAGCGGGTTCGCCCGGAAGAGCGCCATTTCCTGGGTACGCCGCCCCGCCTGGAAGGGGTTCTGGCGGGCTCGCTGTAATCGCCTGAGTAGTTCCGGCTCGTCCCGCAGGGCACGCCGCATCATCGCCGCGTGCCGGTCAACCCCGACAAACGTGGCTGCCTCGATCCCCGCCCACAGTGTCCGCATGTAGCGGGAGCGCGGGGTCACTTTGCCCGCGAAGGACACTTCAAACGCTGCCAGTCCGGTCCCGCTCGGCGTCAGGAACAGCGACGTCACTTCCCCTCCGATGGCCTCCCGCAGGCTCTTTTCGCGTCCCGGCTGGATGTTTCCATCCCCGCCTGCGGAGCGCACGATCAGCGCCGTCACCCGGTCGGCCAGCCCCCGGAAGAGGCCCGTCATGGCGGCCTCGTTCTCGCGCAGGACCTTCAAAAACTGCGCCCGGTAACTTTCCGCCATCAGGCCGCCGCTTCCTGCTGGGCCGCCAGCGCTATTTGATTGTTAAAGTCCGCTGTGCTCCCCTCCGGGAACATCTCCTCGCGCTGCGCCTGGTTCTCGTCCCGCGCCCGCTGCACCTCTTCGTCAGGGTCTTCCACCATCCCCGCCTGCGTCAGCGCCGTCGCGTCCGTGATAATCCCCACCCCGTGCGCCCACTGCGTCCAGCGCAGCAGCAGGTCGAGGTCCTGGTCGGAGAGTTCGGGCCACTGGACGCTGACTTTTGCCGCCATCAGGCGCGGGTCGATCTGCGCCCGCGTCAGCAGCCACAATTCCACCAGCCCCCGGACAAAACCGGAAAGCCCCCGCTGTCGCGCCTCGATGTAGCTGGCGAAGGAGGGGGCCTGCGCCTCTGCGCTGGCCTTGCTGCTGGCTATCGCTCCCCCCCACACGAACTCCGGGATGCGGATGTGGTCCAGCACCAGCAGGAAGAGCGCCTTGAGCGCGTTCCGGGCGTCGTCCGTGAAGCCCTGCGCCGGTCCCTTGAATTCCAGCCGCCCGCCCTTGCCGATCAGAAAGGCCGCATCCTTGTCGATCTTCAGCAGCTTGCGCGTTTCCGCGTTCCCCTCCTGGTCGGTATATTCCTCGTCCTCAATCGTGTCGTTCAGGTTGATCACGTCATCGAGATTTTCAAGGCCCTCGATGCTCATGAAGGGGTTGCCCAGCAGCTTCACCCCGTCCAGCATCTTGAAAGCCACGTCGTCATATTCCCCCAGCAGGGGGCGCAGCGCCTCGTAAATAGGCCGCCCGTACAGTTCATTCGTCCGCCGGTTGTTGGCCCGGTGCGCGTAGGGGATTCTCCCTTCGGTCACGTTCGCGTACTCCGTGACCTCTACCACCTGCGTTCCCTTCTTAATCGTCACCGTCCGCCCATCGGCCCGGTATTCATCCGTCACGCTCGCACCGCGCAGCTTCGTGAGGATCGTCACCTTCTCGATGATCCGGTAATCCAGCGGGTCGTGGCTGATCTCCACCGTATCGGGCGGCGGGATGCTCAGGCTGCCATCCGGGTTTACGAAGATGAACTGGTCGCCCAGCGCCAGCGCGTCCTCTTCGATGCTCATCAGCAGGTCCGCGTTCTCGCTCAGGAAGCGGGCGATCTCGCCGTTCGTGTACTGTGCCTGCTCCGTCTCTTCGCCCTCCACCTCCACCGTGACGCCCCGCCCCAGTTCCCAGGAGGCGATCACCTCCGTAATCGGCTTGGCGAACAGCCCGCCCAGCGCGTAGCCTTTGGCCTTTCCGCTTCGCAGTCGGTCCCAGAAGGCGTAGTCGGGCCGCGTGCTGTCGTAGCTCACTACCGCATAGCGTGACCGGTAGATCTCCACCAGGCCCAGCGTGGCCCGCCCGATGATCTCCTTCGCCGTCCGCCCCCCCCGCCGCAGGCGGCCTATCAGGCCCTTAGCGGTATTTGTCTCGGCTGCCATATAACCCTTGAGTCTTCACCCGGCGCACGGGCGATCCTTTTTTGCCTACCATTAGTTCGGTCAAAGCCCACACCAGCGCGTCCAGCCGGTTCGGGCTGTTCCGGCTATCGCCGGGGACCCAGCCTGTCATTTCCATCTCAAGGGCGCTGAACCGCCGCCCGACGTGGTGGATCAGCCCGCGCTCGTAGAGAGCCGCCACCGGTTCTGCCCGGATCGCCTTGCCCCGGCTGGCATGGATCGTCTTCAGGCTGGCGCTCTCTCCGCCCTCCACCGCCCGGATGGTGTGCTCCACCATGTCCCCGCCGAAGTTCGCCTCGGCGATGATCCGGTCCCCTTTGTGGCGTTCGTAAGCGCTCACCACTTCACTCCCCCAGGTCTGCGGGGAGCCTTGCAGCGAGGCGTCTTCCAGCACGTAGGCGTGACCGTCTTTTCCCAGTCCCGCCGCGATAATTCCGCATTCCGTCACCCCACCCGGCGGGTCCACCCCAACTACTACACGAATTAATTCAGGGTGACGGCTGGCCCGCATCTCCTCGATCAGCGCCATACTCCACAGCGCACGCGGGTCCTCGTCCAGGTCCAACGCCTCGATCTCCTGGCGGTAGGCCAGCGCCGTCATGTCCCCGGCGATCTCTTCCAGCGCTTCCGCGCTGATGTGCGGGTTTTCGTGGCTGGTGAAGTGGAAGGCTTCCCAGCGCCCACTCTTGTCCCCCGCCGCCCGTTTGAAGAGCTTTGCCGCGTGGCGAGGGTCCCTGGCCTGGGTCCGGCTCTTGCTGTTCAGGGTAGGGGGGGTGTAGATGAACACTGCGTCCCCATCGTTGTCCAGCAGCATCGGCGCGCCGACCTGCCCCCAGGCGTCCTCGTTCATCAGTTGAAACTCGTCCAAGATCAGCGTGTCGGCGTAATCCCCGCGCAGCGTGTTGGCGTCCCAGGCCGTCTTGGCCCGGATGCGCTGTTCGCTGCCCGGCAGTTCGATGATGTGTCGCGTCTCGTTTTTGTAGAGCACCTTCGCCGCAATCGCCTCTCTCAGCGCCCGTTTGCACTCCTCCCAGAAGCGGTCGATCTGCTCCTGGGTGGGGGCCGCATAGAGCACCCGCCGTCCCTTCAGAAACTCCTCCACCGCCAGGATCGCCATGCCGGTGGTCTTCCCCCCGCGCCGCCCGGCCCGCACCACTTTGCGCTTGGCCCGGCTGTCAAGGAAGGCCCGCTGCTTGTTGTGCGGGTCCTTCAGATACACACTCAGTGTCGTGGTCATTTTTCTTTCCCGTAGACCACCTGGAGGATCACCTGCCCGTCTCCCGCTTCCTCGCTGAAGACATCCAGCGCCTTGCCCAGCATCTCCAGCGCCCGCAGCGGGTCGTGCAGTTCGATCCGTACCTGTCCCTCTTTGTCCACCCACAGCCGCCGGATCAGGCCCAGTTTCTTCGCCTGTTCCGCCCTGTGCAGGTCCACTTCCCAGTTAGACGGCCCGGTCACGCTGATGAAGTCACCCAGGCTGGACCGCGCCAGTTCCGCCAGGCGCTTGAGCACCTCGTCGGCCTCCATCGCGTGCTTGCCCAGCCGCGCTTCCACCTCTTCCCGGATGGCGGGCTTACGCAGGTTCTCGTACCCTATCCTGTTGGCGATCCGGGCCGAGTATCCCGCCCGCCGGGCCGCTTCGGCGGCATTCCAGCATTGCAGGTAGTGCTCAATAAAGGCCCGCTGCTTGTCGGTCAGTTTGCTTTTGTCGCTCATCCCGCCAGCCCTTGCCTCGTCATCCAGCCCGCCACCCACAGCGCCGCAAAGGGCAGCCAGGGCAGCCCCGCCATCAGCGGGATCGGGGCGCTGCCACTTCCATAAGGCGAACACAGGATGCTGGCCGTCATCGCCAGCGCCATCCGCCCCCGCTTCAGGGCGTAAAATCCCAGTGCCAGCCCGATTGCCAGTCCCCAGGGCCACCACCACGCCTCGTCCGGCGCGCCGCTCAACTGCTGCGGCAGACCGTAGAGGGCCAGGGTCAGCGCCGCCAGCGCCAGGAGAGGCCCCACCGTGATCAGGAGTTTTCCCCTGCGCTGTGCCTGCTGGACGATAATCCCCATCACCCAGACCGTCGATTGTGGCTTGGCGGAGAGCACGATCAGCGCCAGCGGCCCCGGCAGCAGGACGCCAAGCCACAACAGCGGTTCGAGGTTGCCCATTGCCAGTGTGAAGAGCACCGGCCAGCTCAGGAGGATCAGCGCCAGCCGCGCCGGGGGGATCCGCATCCGCCGTCCCCCTGCGATCAGCGCCCCGATGCTCACCAGCCGGAAGGCCGTCGGCATCCCTGGCCAGTCCCGCGCCAGGTAGAAGGGCAGCGCCAGCAGCAGTGCCCAGGCCGGGTTGTGAAAGCCCAGCGTCGGGTGAATCGGCGTCTGCCGGTAGGGGTTCAGCCCCGCCAGCAGCCAGTCAATCGCCGCCTCATATACCGCCCAGTCAACCATGCCCATCCCGTCGCAGGGGCGGACCCGTGTATCCGCCCGCATTCAGAGGGTGCTTTCGCTCCCGGTCGCTTTTCGCCCCATCTCGTCTATGTGTGTGGGCAGCTATGACCGGACAGCAAAATGCCTCTGTCTACAGTGTGACAGAGGCATTTGTCAAGATGTTGCACAGGATGTTACAACTACACGAAATAAGGGCGGGCGCTGTCCTCCGAATTGACAGCGCCCGCGCAATCAGGATAGTATAAGTGAACTCCTCGCGCACACGGGTGCAACCCTTCTGCTGGTTCTCAGGCAACGCACACTCCACTGAGCCACGTTAGCGCCTGAAGGCCCGTTCCGGGCCTCTCAAGGTTCAATTTACCGCCCTCGCCAGGATATTACGTGCTGCATTCACATCTCTGTCCAGCAAAAGGCCGCAGGCGGGACAGTCATGGACGCGCACGGAGAGGGCTTTTTCTACGATGCTCCCACACCCGCTGCACATCTGGGAGGTCCACTTCGGATCAACCCTTACGATCTCGGCCCCGGCCTCGGCGGCCTTGTAGCCGAGCAATTCCTGGAAGATGCCCAGCCCTATGTCATGAGCCACCCGCGCCAGGGTCGGGTTTCGCAGCATGAAGCTCAGGGAGAGGTCCTCCAGGGCGATCAGGCCGTAGCTGTTCGCCAGCCGTCGGCTCACCTTGTGCCAGAAATCCCTTCTCTGGTTTTCGAGCCTTTCATGCTGGCGGGCCAACAGTTGGATGGCCTTTCGCCTCCTGTGGCTCCCTTTCTTTTTTCTGGCGACCGCCCTCTGGAGCCGCCGAAATTTCCTCAGCGAAGCCTCCAGGCTGTACAGGCTGTCGATAATGGTTCCGTCGCTGAGCGCCAGCGCGTGCTTGATCCCCATGTCGATGCCCACCGCCGGGCCGGGATGAGGGGCGGGTTCAGGGTCGGGCAGTTCGAGCGACAGGCAGACATACCAGCCGGACGGCTTGCGGAGGACCCGCACGGTCTTAATCCTGGCGTCGTCAGGGAGTTCCCTGTGCCAGCGGGCCTCTATCAGGCCCACGCTCTGAATATAGAGCCGGTCTTCCCGGAGGTGAGCGCCGTTGCGATAGGTAAACTCCAGGCTGTTGAAGTTTCGGAAGGGCTTGAAGCGGGGCCGCCCGCGCTTCCCTTTCAGGAATTGGAGGTACGCGCCGTCAAGGCGGCGCAGGACCCGCTTACCGGCATGTTGATTAAGCGCCTGAAGGGGATTGATTGACGGTTCCTCGTTTCGCCACGCGCTCCACAGCTTCTCTTGCTCGTACACGCTCACCGACCGCCGCGATTTTTGCCAGGCGTCCCGTCGATGGTGGAGGGCGCGGTTATAGAGCCACCACCCGGCCCACAAAATATCCTTGAGGCCACGTTCTTGCTCCGGTGTGGGGTAGAGTCGGTATTTGTACGTTCGCTTTATCTCACTCATAGTCCTCCTTTTTATGAGCCTCACCGGGGACGCAAAAACCCGCGTCCATCGTGAGTCGCGGGTTGGAAGGCAGTTGACGGCGCGTTATAATGAGCCGCAGCTTCCTCCGTGGCGTTTCACGGTGGGCAGTCAGGGCCTGGGGGGTGTTGCTTGCACCTTCCAGGTCCGTTTTCTATCGATGCCCTATTCTACTCCGAGTCGGGGCCGGGGTCAATAAGCTGGTCCAGCCGTCCGTATCGCTGCCACCTGGCGTCCCTGATCTCCTCCAGGTAGGCCATCTCCGCTTCCACGCGGCGATTGTCCCAGCGCGCCTGCGCCCGCTGGACCGCCTGCTCGAATTCCTCGTCCGGCGAGAGGTCATCGTCCTTTATCTCCCGGATGGTCATGAATGCGCTCGGCTTCCGCTTTCCGAAACCGCTGAGAAACTGCTTAATCATCGTGTTTTCCTCCGCCCGTCTCCGGGCTGATTAGCTGATTAGCTGACTACCCGACCATTCGGTCCAGCGACGGCACGAAGCTAAACGCTAACTGCTCAACGCGCTTGCGGCGCACCGCCGCCCGCCAGCCGTATTTGGGGTGGGCCGCCAGCCGTTCCACCACGCCAGCCGCCTCCAGCGCCGTCAGACGGCGGTAGTAGGTGATGCGGTTGGCCCGCACCCCCGCCAGGCCCATGATAACCGACATTTTCAAATAGCCGCCGGGACGGGCCGTCAGCGCTTCCCAGATCGCCGCGTCCAACCCGTAGAGCGCCCCCGGCTCCACGATCTCGAATTCCTCGCCGGGCCGCAGGTCTACCTGGTTGACCGCCTGGCAGCGGCGGCAGTGGAAGGTTTGGATCATCTATCCTCCTCTACCCCTCATTATAGCCGCGACCAGCCGCACACGCTCCGCTGGCTCCAGCCGTCCGAACTCCTGGATCAGCGTGTAGTCCTCTTTGTTCACCTCGACCAGCGCGGCGGGCTGATCGCTGTGGCGCTTCGGGTCACTCCCCTCGAACAGCGCGATCTCCAGTGCCGAGGCCACGTAGATCGCCGCCAGCCGGGTTACTTCATTCGCCATGCGTCAAATCCTTATACGGCTGGTTTGGACGGCAAAGGCATGTTGGGCCATCTCTTTGTTCGGCATAACCCCTGCGACCAGGAGTGCCGTCTGTACAGGGTCTTCCATGTAGACGAACGCCTGGAGAATGGTAGCCAGCGTGGAAGCCAGTTCGTCAAACTCCATGCCATGCTCGTCATAACCAGCAGCTGTGAAGGGGTCACACCTGTCGTTCAGTAGGTCGATCACAGGTTGGAGTGAAGTAGGCCAGTTCTTATCAGTCATCGAAGTTCCTTTCATGGGTAAGTCGTTTGATTCAGCCATATCGTTAGTTACTGGTCGAGCCTCACTTTGTGAGTACGTTCATCGTCGATGAGGCGTTCGGTGAAGTCTCTGTTTATTTTCCCCGACTC